TTGTGCCAGTTGTGAACCAATGGGCGATGCGGTTGATACGGGAATAACAACAGCAGGATGGTCACGCATGGCAACCTTGCGAAGGTCTCGTCTCGGGTAAGGGTCACCAAGGCGAAGGTCAGGGGCAGGGGCTGTGTGAGCTGAGAGAATTGCGGGAGCAATATTCGCAGACACAATCATTCCACTTTTGGTAGTGGAAGTAGGAGCGGAAGTAAGGGACGGAGCCGGAGTGGACCCAGCCGTACCCAAACTATTGGGGGAAACATCAGACGCCGGGACGACGTCAGAGATACCCTCCATGTTTGGGGTACCAGTGGTTGAAGTATTAGTCATAGTGTCAGCACTGCGTAGTACATCGTAAAGCCGCGCAGTACAGCGATACGGAATAGGGGTGAGCCGAATCATCTCTGAGAGACGCCGGTTAAGGGGCTCGGTTTGCATGCATTTTTCGACGATGGCTGTGTCGGCAACAGTTTTTCGACTTGGCTGGTCGTGGTTTTGTTTAAAGAGTAACACCAACTCTGCGAGCAAGATTGTTTGAAATATCGGCGTTACGCTTGGTAACGTTAGCGCCGTTTTGGTGCATTTCAAGTTTCAACTTTGCTACATGAGAATGATACAATTCAGGATGCTGAATCATTTCTTCTTCAAAAGCGTCGAAGTGGGCCTGAGCATAACTCAGCCAACTCTTGTCAGACTTGTACCACAACACGTTCTGTGTTATGGACAACATATCCAGAGGGGCTAGGACAATGGTCTGATTGTCAACGTGGTAGGGACGGAAAGCGCGTTTGAGAAACGTGATTTCTGAAGGATCCATTTCCTTCACAGGGCCGTTTTTGTCAGCGGATGTGATGAAGAATCCTATGTCTTCAGCAGAAGGGGTGATCTGCGAAAAGTCAGGGGCGTCTACACGTTTCATAAGTTCGGTGAGCTTATTGATCATAAGTATGTGGTCATCACCGTACATGACGAGGAGTAGATGTATAAGGTACAACATCACTCTTTCTCTCCATGGTAATTTGGGATAAATGGTTCTCCACCAATTTACATAGAGATATTCTAGGGCAAAGGCATTGCGGACGGCAGTGTCTGTGCAACCGGAAGGATTGTGGAAGATGACATAAAGCTCATCTTTCACAAGGACTTGGATTGGTTCGAGGACAATGTCCCAAGCCTCTTCCCACAGCCATGTTTTGGTGTCGTCACCATGAACAAATGTGAGAGAGGGAAAGGGCATGCCGATCTTGGTGAAGTGTTCTTCCCAAGCGGTCTTGATGGATTGATATGCGAGGCGCACTTCGATT